TGTGTTACCTAATCACACACATGGCGCAAGCGCGGCTGAACGCTCGACTGCAAGCCTGCTTATGCGGCGTGTCGCTGACGGTGTAGGAAGGGAGGCCTTCTACTACCAAGGAAGCGGCGCTGATGCTAGGTCCGGAAGGGCGTATTCAAGAACGTACTTCTGGGCAAAGGACCTCATGGCACCTGCAACCGGATTCAATCCCGAGCCGAGAGACATCATATCAATGGTCGATGTGGACTATTATGTCGATGACCTCGAAGAAATGCTCGTGGAACGTTTCCAACCATACCAGTTTTATACGCTGGTTCCATCCAGTGCTGGCAAGGATAGTGGTGATTATCATTACCGCTTCTTAGCCGACGGGCAGGTGGAGTATGGTGTTGCGGGTGGTGGCCAGTATAGCCACCATATTTGGAATTGGGATGGTGATAGTTTGAGAGTTACAACGAAACTCTTTGGCATTGATATCGCCATGGCGTGCTACGCGGTTGAACGCAGGCAGATGGGCCCAGACCATCAGCTTGTGCTTCTTGCACCGCTAGTGCGCACCAGGAATCCGATTATGGTTTGGTTGGCCAGGAACAGGGTCCAAGCAAAACCACTGCGTAGGTTCAACCCCATTACGGAGAAGTTCGTCAGGTTTTACGTTAATAAGCCGGGAGGGCTGGAGGTAGTTACTGGTATAGCCGGTGAGTATGCCTCAAGCAGCGTACCCGCAAGCGTGGATAGCATCGTTGCCAGTACGGCACGAACTATCTCTGGCAAACTAACCCGTGCATCTGTGCTGTCAAAGCTGGATGTTGATGAGGAAGGTCGCAAGGTTGCGAAGGTGGCGAGTGAAGTACTGTTGGAGTTTCATCTCAGCAAAGCGCCGACGAAGGAGAGAGTTTCGTTGGTGGAAGCTGTGAGACGATTCCAATGGGTGCGACGCCCTGCAGAATATGACGAGGACGCAAAGGCTGGTATGAAAGCATTCATGGCTCCTTTGGTGCACGGTGGGTTCGTCCCCGATGTGTGCCTTAACAATGAGGAGCGGATGGTTGACAAAAGGGTCAAGGAGCAGACTGCGAAAGAGCTGCCCGTGAGCAAGTTTATGTTGGACACGATGGACGAATTTATTGGATTCCTCATCCCGGCTGAACAGCGCCACACCTTAGATCCTGTCGACGTTGATGAAGTTTATAACAGGCAGTCACGACCCAGCCAGAGAGCGATTCTGGCTGAAGCTGAGAACACCGATTCGACAGGTGTTACAAGACAGTTCATCAAACGTGAAGCGTACGGACGCGTAAATGATCCCCGGGGCATATCCACTATTTGTGGGCCTGACAAGAGGGATTACGCACGTTATATGTACGCTTTTACCGACGAGGTAATGAAACCTCAACGTTGGTATGCGTTCGGTAAAACCCCAA